CATATACCTAACTCTTTCTCTGTAACAACTTTAAACTCCCACATTCGGTCAGCACAAAACTCTCTTGCCATTTTCCACTTTGCTTGATTTTTTGCATATTCATATGCTTCACGAATGTAACCTTTAGTTTGTCTTTTAGGTTTTGTTGGTGGTTTTGTTTGTTTTGCTGGTTTTACTTCAATCACATATCTTTTTATTTTTCCATTTACTTCTTTAACTTTCATATAAAAATCTGGGAAGTATCTATGAACTCGATTATCAATAGGTGAACGATAAGGTATCGCTATCTCCTCACTTGCCCATTCTAATATATTAGTATTTTTATCACAATACACCATAAATTTTCTTTCCCAAAGTGATCTATAAATTATATTTGTCGGATCACCCTTGTATTTTTTAGGATGTGATGGATAGTATTTTCCCCTATAAGCCATCTAAATAACTATACTATAGAAGTATTTAGAGTGCCAGCACCAAGACCAAGAACAATATCAGATATACTACCAAAGATACAGAATGTAGCTCAGACATCAAATTATTTTGTAAAGTTTGCATTACCAAATGGTGGTATCAAATCTAATATGAGAAAAAAAGGTATAAATGATCGATTTATATTAGATGATTTGGGTTTGCTATGTCATGATGCAGTTTTACCAGGTAGTGCATTAGCATCCACAAATACTGCTGGTGATTATCAAGGTATGATTGAAAGATTTGCTCATACTAGAAATTTTACACAAATAAATTTAGAGTTTTATGTTGACAATGAATATAAGTCACTTAAGTTTTTAGAACATTGGATGGAATATATTACTGGTGCAAGTTCAGCAGATCCTTCTTCAGATACATATCATTTTAAATTAACTTATCCTGAAAATTATAAATCAAATGATACAAGAATAGTAAAATTTGAAAGAAATCATTTTCAATTTTTGGAATACCGTTTTATAGGATTATTTCCTCTATCTTTAAATTCTACAAAAGTTGCATATCAAGGATCTCAAGTATTGAAAGCATCAGCAACATTTAGTTTTGATAGGTACGTATGTGGAGAGTCATCTTCTTTAGCAAGAGATTTAGGAAAAGCATTTAATAACATATCGACAAGAGTTGATAAATTTTCACAAGGTAGAAATAAAAGAGTTGCTTTGTCAGGTCAAGATAAAAAAGTTTATAATAGTATATTAAATCAATTCAGTGCAGGTAGTGTAAACAATCTTTATAACTCACCAACTGGTCAAGTAGGAAGCACTCCAGTTAGCACCTTAGCTGGTGTTGGACTTGGTGCTGGTAATATTATAAGTTAATAGAACCACTATAAATAATCACATTGAAGTGCTTATCGAATATTATGCCTTTACCAAAAATTGCAACACCAACTTATGAGTTGGTTCTACCTTCGTCAAACAAAAAAATTAAATACAGACCTTTTCTTGTAAAAGAAGAGAAAGTGTTAATTTTAGCAATGGAAAGTCAAGATACTTCAACCGTTGCAAATGCAGTTAAAGATGTTTTAGCATCTTGTATATTATCAAGAGGGATTAAAGTTCAAAAATTATCAACTTTTGATATTGAATATTTGTTTTTAAATATTCGTGGAAAATCTGTAGGTGAAAAAATTGAAGTTATGGTGACTTGCCCAGATGATGGGAAAACTCAAGTTCCTACATCTATTAACATTGATGAAATTAAAGTTATCATCGATGATGAACATTCCAAGGACATCAAACTTGATGATCAATATTCATTGAGAATGAGATATCCTTCTTTAGATGAATTTGTAAAAAATAATTTTGCAACTGCTGCTGATGTTTCTGTAGATGATACATTTGATCTAATTTCATCTTGTATAGAACAAGTTTATTCGGAAGAAGAATCTTGGTCTGCTGCAGAATGTACAAAGAAAGAATTATCACAATTTGTTGAGTCTCTTAATTCAAATCAATTTCAAGAGATTGAAAAATTTTTCGAGACTATGCCTAAATTAAAACATACAGTGAAAGTTGTGAATCCTAATACTAAAAAGGAAAATGAAATAGTATTAGAGGGGCTACAGAATTTTTTCGGATAAGTATGGCACATGAAGATCTTGCGTCATACTACAAGATCAATTTTGCTTTGATGCAACACCATAAATATAGCTTAACTGAACTTGAAAATATGATACCTTGGGAAAGAGAGATTTATCTCGCTTTATTACAAAATTATATTGAAGAGGAAAATTTAAAAGCACAACAAGAAAAGAATGGATGAGGAACAAGGACTAGCATCGCCACTTGCAGGAGGTATAAGAGCCGTTAGAAATACGGTATCTTCTAGTGTCTTTACTGGTCGTGCATTGCCACAGGTTACTCAACCCGATCCACAGACTACTAGTTTAATATCTCAAAATTCATTAGCACTTACAACTGTTTCAAATCAGTTATCAAATATCTCAGCACAAATAGTAAGTTTAAATGCATCACTAGGATCAATAAGAGAAAATCTACAATTAAGTGATACTCTTGATAGATCAAGAGAGGCAGAGCAAAGAAAAAGAGAAAGAATTTTAGCAGAACAAGCATTAAGAGAAGGAAAAGAGTCTGATTTAGAAAAGAAAATACAATTTGCATTACTAAGTCCAGTTAGAAGAATTGCAGCAAAAACACAAGGTATATTAAATAAATTAGCAAATTTCTTTACAATATTACTGGGTGGATGGTTAGCAAATACAACTCTTCAGTTTCTAAACATCCTTTCAGAAAAAAATATTGAGAAATTTAATGCGTTTAAAAGGAAATTAGCTGCTGATTTACTTACGATTGGTGGAATATTTTTAGCAGCAACTGTAGGTATTAAGAAATTAATTACATTATCAGCATCAATTGCATCAAACGCATTTAGAATAACTTTTGGAGCAATATTAAGAAAACCATTCCAAGCATTGATAACTACTGCAAGAAATTTACTAGTAAATGCAAGAAATGTAATTGGTAAAGTTGTTGGAGAAGCAGGGGAGGGATTATTAAAAAATATTGGTAGAGGACTTTTAGGAGCCTTACCATTTGTTGCTGCAGGAACTCAACTAGATGATGCACCAGTTGATAAGGTAACTGGAATGAAATCTGGTGCAAAAGTAACTGGTTTACCTGATGATGCACTGAAAACAAAACCAAAAGGGGGTTTCTTTAGAAACTTTGGAAAGGGTGCTGCAAAAGAAGGGACTGAGCAAACAGTTAAGAAAGGGGCAAAATTTGGTTTAAGAAAATTATTAGGTAAATTATTCGGACCTGTCACTAATTTTTTAGTAGATATGGCATTTGGTGAAAAATTAGAGAGAGCACTTGCGGGTGCTGCTGGATTTGCTGCTGGTTCAGCGGTGGTTGCAAAAATTGCTGCTCCATTATTAGCTTTACCAATTCCTGGTGCGAGAATAATATATGGTGGTTTGGTTCTTGGTGGTGGATTTTTAGGAGAACAAACAGCAAAAAGTTTAATTGATGGTATAATGGGTGTATTCGGTAAAAAGACCACTAAACCAGAAAATAAAATTGAACCTGCAGCAGCATCACCAGTAACTAATGAAGATATTCAAAGAGAAAATGAACTTGATTTATCAACTGTATCTCTTGATCTTGGTGTTGAAGATAAATCTAGTTTGATTACACCTATTGATATGAAAAAAGATTTAGTAGCATCAAATATATCATCTCTTGAAGAACCTGCACCTAGTATTCTAACGTTACCGATGGGAGAAAATGCTATGGCAGGATCAAACGCATCTGGTTCACCATCAACACCTTCAAATGAGATTCCACCAATAACATCTACAGATGGTTCTAATCCATACCTTTCATTTTCAGAATCAATATATGGAGTGATAGGATAATATGTCTAATTCATCTAGAATTGTAAATAATTCATTATTAAAATCTTCAATAAGTATTAAAAGTATTCAAAATTCTGTAGGTAATTTTGCAGAAGGTATTATAAATGCAAAACAAACTGCTTCTAAAATAGTTGAGCAAACATCGGAAAAGATAAAGTTTAAACAGACACTTATTGGTCGTGATAATGAGTTTTTTAGAAGAAGAAGGCAAGCAGTTTTAAGAAAACAGAGAGAGGATGAACTAGAGGCATCTGGTATTTCTGGTGCAATCAAAAGACAAGGAACTTTGATCGCAAAGAGTACAAAAGGTTTTTTAGGTAGAATTTTAGATTTTATTGGTATCTTACTAATAGGGTGGTTAGTTACAACTCTTCCTACAATTATTAAGGGTGTTCAAGCACTGCTCAAAAAAATGAGAACACTTGTTAATATATTAACGGGGTTTGTAGATGGTATACGGGATATATTTACTGGTATTGGAACTGCTCTTGATAATTTTATGGATAAGTTCAAGAGAGAAGACTATGAAGCACCAGAAAAGGAGTTAAAACAAAATCTAACAAAAGCTGAGGCAGGATATCTTGCACTTAATAACAATTTAATAACTGCTGTCAATCCATTTACTGATCCAAAAAACTTTGAGTTAGATAGTTTTGATGTCAAACCACTAAAGGAAGAAAAAGAAGGAACTAAAACACAAAAACAAGAAAAACCAGAAACACCTTCTAAGAAAGAAACACAAGCAGAAGAAAAACAAGAAAAAACTGGTGAAGCAATTAGTTTGAATATCGGTGATAATGAACAAGAAGAAACTGAAATTGCAGGTAATAATGTTTCTAGTTCCACTGCAGAGGAGATATCAGGTGAACCATTAATTAAAGATGTTGATAGTGCACTTCAAACTAATGATAATAAACCAACATTTACTGCTGATGTTAGAGGTCTTGATGGAACAGAATTAACTTCTATTGAACAGGAAGAACAAGATCAAGCAATTGAAGATACTGGTTTTAGTATGTTCAATAAGGGTGGTAAAGTTGAGGGTAAACCTGGTATAGACAATGTTCTTGCTAAATTAACTTCTGGTGAGTTTATTATGACAAAAGAAACAACTGAGAGAATTGGTTCTAATTTCTTCGATATTTTAAACAAAGGTGGAAAAATTGATGACATGATATCATCAATGCCTAATGAAAAAATGATAAATGAAATTCAAACAAAACTTATAGATAGATCGAAGTCAATAAACCAACTTGCTAAAAAAAGAAAAGGATCAACAATAATGATGATGCCATCTCCACAAAATACACCAATGCCATCTGTGTCAAGTTCTCGAAGACAATCTATCAATATGCAATTACCAAGTAAAAATAGTTTAAGTGAAATACATCATATTCTTCATAGATACACATAATGGCAAATATAAGTAAATCAATATATGAAAAATTAATTATTGAATCAGCAGATGGTTCAAAGAGTGCTGATATATCTGCTGGTGCAGTAATGATAAGATATTATGAAAATGTATTTTCACCTATGATTACTGCAAAAATAGTCGTTGTTAATACTGGAGACAGTATTCAAGGAGAAGATGGAAAATTACAATCACTTTATAATGGATTTCCATTGCGTGGTGGTGAGAGAGTTGTGATGAAAATATCAGGTAACTCAAATTCAAATAAAAATGGTCTTGATTTTTCAAAAAATGTATCACAATATTTTTACGTGGCTTCGATTACAAATGTTTTTATTGATAGTTCAAGAGAAACGTTCACACTTAATTTAGTTCCTAGAGAAGCAATTACAAACGAGACATCAAGAGTTGGTAAAAAGTTTCCATCATCACAACCCATTTCTGATAGTGTTGAAAATATTATTAAACAATATTTAAAATCAGACAAAATTAATGAGATTGATAAAACACAAAATCCATATGGGTTTATTGGTAATTTAAAAAAACCATTTACTATTTTAACTTGGTTGTCTAGTAAAGGAGTTCCTGCATCATCTGGTAAGGATGCTTCTGCTGGATATCTTTTTTATGAAACACAGGAAGGATATAATTTTAAATCATTAGATGATTTAATCACTCAAGATCCATATGAGGAAAAATTTGTATATACACCAAATATTGTCAATCAAAACGATTCAAGAAATGATTTTAAAATATTACAATATTCTACAAGTAAAAATCAAGATTTAATTGGAAAGTTGGAAAGAGGAGCTTATTGTTCCTATAGATTATTTTTTAATCCATTGACTTTTAAATATACAAATCCAGAGAAAGGAATATTTAAATTGGAAGATTATCAATCTGAAACAAAAAATTTAGGTCGTGGTATTGAGTTACCTCCAATTAGTGATGATAGTGATGAAACTCTAGGTGATGTTCCAAGTCGATATATGACTGCTGTATTGGATATTGGGACAATGGAAAAAAATCCATTTATACCAAAAGATCCAGAAATTGCTGAAAATTGTGATCCATTTAAAATTCAATCACAATCAATAATGAGATATAATGTATTGTTTACACAGATATTGGAGATGACTATACCCTTTAATGCAAATTTAAGAGCAGGTAGTTGTATTGAGTGTGAATTTCCAAGATTAGATAGATCAAAAAGACCAGAACCTGATAAGGAGCAAAGTGGACGATATATAATACAGGAGTTATGTCATCAATTTGAGTCAACAGGTTCATATACAAAATTGAAATTAATAAGAGATACATTCGGTAATCAAGAATAATGTTAGAAAACAACGTTTTAAAAAGTAATTTTTTAGGGAGAGATGGTTTCCGTTGGTGGATAGGTCAGATTGCCTCAGAAGAAGCACAGGGAGATCAAATTAATGAGATAGGAACTGCTTGGGGAAATCGTGTTAAAGTTCGTATTATGGGATATCATCCCCAAAATACAGTTGAACTATCAGATGAAGATTTACCTTGGGCACAAGTTTTATTGTCACCTCAATGTGGATCAGGAAAAGCAAATCGCTCTAGATCATTAAGAATATCACCAGGTGATAATGTATTTGGATTTTTCTTAGATGGAGATGATGCACAATTACCAGTTATAATTGGTATTTTCGGTAATACGACATATTCTCCTAGTGGTGAGAATTCAGGTCCATTTATACCATTCACTGGATATACTAAGAAGATAAAGTCAAGTGATTATATGATTAAAGGTGAGGCAGGAGATATGTCTGGTAACACTGCTCAGAGATCACCTAGAAATGTTGATAGTAAATTAGCCGAGAAGATAGAACAAGCAAGTGGTTTAGTTGAAAGATCTACTAGTGCTGCTGTTGGTAAAGTTGTTAACTTTGGTGGAACAAATGAAAATTCTGTTCAGAAAGTGAAAAGTGAGGTTCAAAATGCAGTTCTAAACTATTCAACTGCTACAAGTAAACAAAAATTATCAATAATAGATAGTGCCTCAAGAAAGATAACAGGTGTTGCTGCTGGAATGTCTGGTGACTTTATAAACAAAACTTACGCAGATCTTCAACCAAAATTAAATAAAGGATTGCATGACTTATATAAAAAAACTTATAGTGTAATATTATTAGCTACACAAAATCCTGCAATTGCAAAAAAAGCGGGAACAGCAGCACAGACAGCTATGGTAGGACCTGTTAGGGAGATACAGAATTTTTTACCTTGTGCTGTAAAAAATATTACAGATAATTTGTTTGGATCAGTTCGTAACATATTGACGAGTTTATTGGATAATGTTAAGAATTTTGTATCATGTATTGGAGATCAATTTGTAGGTGCTTTATTTAATGATATAATTGGAAATATTAATGACCAAATGGGAGGTTTGATGAAAGGGATATCAAAAATATTTGATGGTGATTTAGTTGGAATGTTAAGGTCAAAAGCAGAGGGTTTATTAGGAATTGCAAAATCATTTGAATGTGGTCTTCCATCTGCTGCAGATGCTTTAGGTGCAAAGACTAATCAGTGGATGATGGGTAAAGGACCTAAAAGTCTTGTAGGAGTTACAGCAGAATCAATATTAGATATTGCAAATGCAGCATCATCACTAGGAGAGGCAGCAGCAAGTCCAGGTGGAATATTAGGAAATCTGGGTATATTTGATTTTATGAGACCAGATGTAAGTACACCTGGTTTTAGTAGTCAATTGAGTGATTGTTATACAGGACCTCCACTAAATTGTTCTGGTATAAAAATAAACATTTTTGGTGGCGGTGGAAAAGATGCATCCGCAATGCCTATCTTAGGTGCTATAGTTGGTGATACGTTTGCTACACAAACTGCAAGTTTAATAGGAATCAAGTTAACAAACGGTGGTGGTTCATATATTACTCCTCCTTTTGTTGAGATTGTAGATAATTGTAATCAAGGATATGGGGCGGTTGCAAGAGCAGTTATAGATTATGATCCAAAATCACCAACATATCAACAAGTTGTTGATGTATATGTTGTCACATCAGGTGAAAATTATCCAGTGATAGAACCTGAAGATGGTAGTGACGCAGTTTACACAGTTGATCATGTTGTAGTTGCAAATTCAGGACAAAATTATACGGATGAGGATACTATTACTGACGAAAAAGGGAATGTTTATACTAAGTTCCTTGATGAAGATGGTAGAATATTAAATGTAATCCCACCAAATCCTGAGACAACAAATGTTGAGGAAGTAAGTGAATTACCAGAATTAACAATAAGTTCATCAACTGGATTTGGTGCTGTTCTTAAAGCACAAATTTTACCAAGACCAGAGTATCAGGGAGAAATTAAACAAGTAATTGATTGTATTTCTCCTCGTGATGGTATTGTTGGGTTTGTTAATGGTGAGGCATATTATGGACCATTTCATGTAATGTCTAATGGTACAAAAATGACAGGATCTAAACATAGTGATACTGACGTAATCATATATGATACACCACAGGATAGTAGAACTTCAAGTGCAAGACCATCAACTAGCACATCAACAACCACACAGACAAATGTTTCCAGCACCACAACCCAGACTACTACAAGTAGCACTACTCAAACTAACACAACTAACAACACAGGTCAGCAAACGACTGGACAGAGTAACACTTCTGTTTCTGATAACACTTCTAGTAATAGCGGGTCTTCGGAATCAGGTGGGGGATACTCAAGTTACTGATAAATATTAGTACGATATAAAAATTATGGCAGAAAGATCCGAAGAACAACAAAATTGGCAACTAAGGCAGTACGATTCATTCGGTCCTCATTTTAGAATCGACACTGGAAATCCTCAGTTGGGATATAATGGTGCTGTCGTATATGATTTATTGGGTTCTGGTAAGGATGGGAATACAAGTACATTAGGAATGACTGAAGCTGGATTGTACCATATGTACAATGACCAGTGTATTGAGATAATGGGAGGTAATAAAGTTGATGGTGGTGGTGTTTGCGTTAACATAGTCGGTGCAAATGGTGATGTTACTATTACAGCGATGAGTAATGGTGATGTTAGAATAACTGGACAAAATATTATATTAGATGCTGATAAGAATGTTGAAATAAATGCTGGAGCAGATTTTAAAGTAAATGCAAGTAGTTCAGTCAATATGTCATCGAATACTTGTTATATTAGTGCACCATATGGAAAAATAAGAGTGCGTGAAGTTGGTTGGATGGGAGGAGTATTTGCAGGTACAAAAGTATCTGAGAGTGTCTGGGGTGCGTAATGTCAGATATTTTTAAAGATGGTAGTGTTCCGTTTCCCGATTATGATAACGAAGACACTGATAATTTTACGAAAAAGGCAGAGTTTACAGATGATGTATTCATCTATGGAAATTTATATGCAAATGTAAAATCTGAAAACATTCAATTTTCAGAGACAACATCTTTTGCGAACGTAAATGTTGAAAATATATTTCTAGGTGGTGGTATAGTTGGTTCTTCTGGTATATTTGACTGTCTTACTGCAAAAAATAAATTTGATGTAGGTGTTGCTGGAACTGTTTTTACTGCAATATCCGAAGCTGATGGTTGTGGTTCTCAATCTACTGCAGGTCGTGTTGGTATTGGTAGTACACAACCTGATGGCAGATTCCAAGTTGGTGTAGGGGGAGAAACCTTAGATCCAAAATTTCCTGCTAATCCATTTCAATCAGCCTTTATCATAACTGATGATGCAAGGACAGGTATTGGAACAACTCAACCAGATCAGAAATTTCAAATAGGAATAGGCACAGATACTCTTGTATTTACAGGATTAGGAACTTTAGGTATTGGAACAACAAATCCTGGTGCATTTGGTATTAATGATGCTGCCTATGGTTCTTTAAAAGCAGATTTTGACGGAAGTATAAGAATTGCAAGAAATATTTACGATTCTGTAGGATCAGTTGGTGCAAATGCAAATTTCCTTAGTCGAGATGGAGATGGTATTCGTTGGGTTTCATTTACACCCGTAGAAACTGAGGGTGTATTCATACAAGATGAGGGAACATTTGTTCCTACAGTTGGAACTGCTCAATCATTCACAGTATTAAATTTTGTTCAAAAAAATAGTGACGGACAAGGAACTGATACATTAATACCGACTGCACAAGATCCAAATACTGTTACTGGTGTTGCAACTATATTCACACAAGATCTTTGGGGTCATCAGGGAACTGGAGTAGGTGCTGCAATTTATAGACAGTCAAGAGTTGGAATTAATCAACCAAATCCTCTTTATCAATTAGATGTCAATGGTGATTTACATGCTTCTGCAAATGTACAATTTGATGCGACATTGAATGTAAATGGTGCAGTTCAATTGAACAATACTTTAGACGTTGATGGTCTAACAACATTTAATGAAACAACTGATGCATCAAGCACTACTAATGCTTCAGTTCAGATTGATGGTGGTGTTGGTATAGTAAAAAGGTTGATAGTTGGTGATCAAACACTATTACAATCACAGCAGCAAAGCACCTCAACATCTAGTGGATCATTAGTGGTATCTGGTGGAGTTGGTATTGATAAAAATATAAACATTGGTGGTTCAGGTGTGATCGCTGGAAGATTGGATGTTGATAACACCGATACCTCTACAAGTCCTTCTTCAGGTGCAGTAGTTATTGATGGTGGTTTAGGTGTTGCTGAAAATATAAATTCTGGTGGATCTGGAACTTTTGCAGGTAGATTAGATGTTGATGATCAAACAGACTCAACAAGCACAGGAACTGGTGCAGTTGTTGTAGATGGTGGAGTAGGTATTGCTAAGAATTTAAATGTAGGTCAGAATGTAAAAGTATCTGGTAATTTAGAATTGGATGCTCAACTTACTGATTTCTTTAATAGTAATGGAGTTGGAGTTTGTAAGACAGACTATCGTTTATCATCATTTAATGTTTCTGGTGTAGGTGTT